CTCAAGTAAACAAGATGAGATAGATAGGTTAAATGCCGGTTTAGATTTAATAGAAGAAAAAATTAAAAACTTGATAGTTTCTGCTACTGAAACAGCTACTAACATTAAACAGTATAACGAAAAATTATCTAAAGTGGGTACGTCAGAGGATGTATGTCCAACTTGTTTAAGACCTATCGATGTTAATGATAGAGAGCATTTTGAAAATGAAAAGAAAAATATTAAAGCAAAAATAGAAAGTTTTAATAAAGATATTTCTTCTTACAAAACAGATTCTGAAAGTTTAAAAGATAAGAAACTTAAATTAAAAAACGCAATTACTAAAGCTAATGCTGATTTGAATGAATTAAAAGTTAAGTTAGAAAATAGAAACACTCTTCAATACCGCATTAAACTTCTAATTGATGTTAACACCCAAAATCTTGAAAGTATTCAAAATTTTAATACTGAAGATAATTCCCTTGATGAAATTTTGAATCAAGCTAAACAGCGTTTTGATACAACTAAAGAAGAAATTGACAATATTAAAAAGGTATTGAATCTTCTTGACGCTGTTAAGTTTGTTGTGAGTGAAGAAGGGGTAAAAAGTTATATTGTAAAAAAGATATTGCAAAACTTTAATAGTAAACTAGCACACTATCTGAAAAAATTAGATAGTAATAGTATCTGTATTTTTAATGAATATTTTGAAGAAGAGATTTTAAACGAAAAAGGCAAAATTTGTTCTTATAATAATTTTTCAGGCGCAGAACGTAAAGCTATAGATTTAGCATGTTTGTTTTCGTTTATGGACATGCGTAAAACTCAAGGTAACGTGCACTATAATCTTAGTATCTACGATGAGCTATTAGATAGTAGTTTAGATGAAAAGGGTGTAGATATTGTTTTAGATATACTTAAAGAGCGTAGTGAAAAGTATAACGAATGCATATTCATTATTAGTCATAGAAAAGAGAGTGTTAAATCAGCTACTGGAAACATTATTTTTCTTGAAAAATACAACGGTATTACAAAGAGAGTTAACTTCGTTGAATAGTTAACTCTTCTTTATAAATTATAGTATGTTTGCTAACCAGAACTTACCGTTTTTAAATAAATCTGCTATACCTTTTCAGGCACCTCTACCATCGCTTTACACTGCTGGATTACAACAACAACAGGAAAAACCGATACCGAAGCCGACTGAGCTTAATCTACCGAGATTTTTAAATTATTATGCTGACTATAGTGGTTGTGGTCACTGGAGAATGATTTGGCCAGAACAAGTATTAAATGCCCACACAAAAGCAGTAGTTCACGGTACCACAGTAATGAATCTTGATCCGCGTTATTATATGATGGTCAAGGCTGTAAGAATTCAAAGACAAGCAACAAAACAACAGTTGGAGTTTGTTAAACATTTAAAAGAGATTTCTAAACAAAATGGGATGAAGTTAATTTATGAAATTGACGATATCTGTTTTAAAGAAGATATTCCAGAGTATAACAAATACAAACCTGCATTTGAAAACCCAGAAATTCGTGAATCTGCACAAGCTATAATGAGTATGTGCGATGAAATTACTGTTACTTGTAAGTTCATGCGCGACTATTACCGTGAAAAAACTGGTAATAATAATATTACCATTATACCTAATTTTATGCCTAAGTTTTGGATGGGTAATCATTTTGACCTAACCAAAAACATGAATAACTATGACAAGTATAAAAAGAAACCAAGAATTTTATACGCTGGTTCCGGAGCTCACTTTGACGTAGATAATAGAGTAAAGCAGAAAGATGATTTTGAACACGTTAATGAAATTATCAGAAAAACTATAAACAAGTATCAATGGGTGTTTATGGGAGCGTTTCCATTACCTTTACTAGATTTGGTTAAGAGTGGTAAGATTGAATTCCATCAATGGAAACGTTTGTATGAATACCCTGAAGCTATCAGCAATTTAAATGTTAATATGATGGTTGCTCCATTACAAAACAACACATTTAACAAATCTAAGAGTGATTTAAAATACATTGAAGCAAGCGCTTATGGTTTACCAATTGCTTGTCAAGATATTTGCACTTACGAAAACGCACCTATTAAGTTTAATACTGGGGACGAAATGATTGATCGTATTGATGAAACATTAAAAGATCAGTCAAAGTACAAGTCCATCTGTAAAGCAGCAAGACAGTATGCAGAAACTCGCTGGTTAGAGTCGGATAAGAATATTGATTGCTACATGGAAATGTATTCTACTCCTTACGGCCATGAATCGCGAGTAAATCTGAAAAGATATAATTGATTTATATCTGGAAAGAGCATATAATTGACGGGTGAGTTACCGTAATATTTACTACGATGGTAAAGAAAGATGTGTTACTGTCTTTTCGTGGGATAAAGATGGTAAACGTATTAAGTTTGATGCATCCGTAGATCCTTACTTGTACGTAGAAGGTAATGGAGAGTATGAATCTATTTTTGGTACAAAGCTATCTAAAAAATTATTTCGCACTCAATACGATAGATATAAGTTCTTGAAAGATACAAATATCAAACGTGTGTTTGATAACTTTCCAGTAACACAGCAATATCTTATCGACACATTTTGGAAGGTAAACGAAACTCCTGAGTTTGCACAGCATCCAATTAAAGTAATGTTTTTGGATATCGAGGTGTATGCACCAGACGACTTTCCCCATGCAAATAAAGCTAATGAACCGGTAAATGTTATTACTGTTTACGACTCTTTAGCAAAAAAGTATGTTACCTGGGGTATTAAAGACTATACCTCTGAGGATAAAGATGTTAAATACATCAAGTGTATAAGTGAGAAAGATCTTTTTACAAAGTTTATTGAATACTTTGAAAATGATTACCCTGACATCTTAACGGGTTGGAACTCTGAGTTTTTCGATATTCCATACGTTATTAATAGATGCACAAAAATATTAGGCGAAGAGTATACTAAGAGATTATCTCCATCAGGTAACGTGTATAACAGGTCTATTAAAGGCCAGTTCGGTCAAGAACAAATTCGCTGGTATATTGAAGGTATATCTCTTATTGACTACCTGGATGTGTATAAGAGATTTTGTTTAGGTGTACGTGAGAGTTATAAACTTGCAGCTATCGCAGAGATTGAGCTAGGTGAAAGCAAGGTTAATTTTGGTGCAATGAATCTTGCAACTCTGGCAGATAAAGATTGGAAGACGTTTATTGATTACAACATTCAAGACGTTAAGCTGCTAGTTAAAATGGAAGAGAAGCTAAAGTATACGGAACTTATTCGTATGTTAGCGTATGTAGGTCTTACTACCTTTGAAGCTGCAATGGGGTCGCTTTCTGTTATTAACGGTGCAACCGCTGTCAGAGCACGTTTTAGAGATCAAAAAATACCTTCGTTTATACGAGATGAAGATACAGGAAAGAACCCCGGTGCCTACGTAGGCGAGCCGTTAAGTGGTTTTCAAGAAAACATCATTTCATTTGACGCTAACTCTCTATATCCAAACGTGATGATTAGTCTTAACATTTCACCTGAAACAAAAGTAGGTGTATTGGAAAATAAGACTGAAGACAGCGTTACACTAAGACATGTTAGCGGTAAAACATATACTTTACCTATGGAAAAATTTGCATCCTTTGTAGAAAAGGAGCAAATTGCTATTAGTAAAGCTGATGTATTATTTACCCAGAAAAAGAAAGGGGTAATGCCTGAAATTCTGGACTATTATTATAACAAACGACAGTCTATTAGAAAGGATCTTAAAAAACTCAAAAAACAATACTCAGAGTTTTCTGACAAAAGATCCGTTGAAGCAAAACAAACAAAGCTTACAATAGATCAGCTTGATGCAAAGCAAATGTGTATCAAGGTCTTTATTAATTCAATTTATGGATATTTCGGTAATAAAAATGCACCGTTTGGAGACGATGATATTGCTTCTTCAATTACTCTTACAGGACAGTCAGTCATTAAGCATTCAAATGAGTTGCTTAAAAACTTTATTAAAGGTAAAATACCGGATATTGATGACAAGACTCTTAACAAGTGCATTATTTACAACGATACTGACTCGAGTTACGTGTCCATAAAGCCGCTTTATACCAGCGGTAAGATAAAGTTTAAGGATGGTAATAAACTTACAAAAGATACGTACGATATTGTAAATGAAATTGAATCGTATTTGAATAGTGAGATTAAAGTGTGGGGTGCGCATTCATTAAATTCTAAAGATTGTCGATTTTTGTTTAAACGTGAAGCTATAGCTGATGTTGGTATATTTTTACAGAAAAAGCGTTACGTTATTCATATTTTAGATGATGAGGGCATTCCTTGCGACAAGTTTAAGTATACCGGAGTTGAAGTTGTACGTAGTACAATGCCTGCAGCTATTAAACCGTATGTAAAAAAGATTATCGAGACGATGTTAACTACTCAAAACATCGGAGAAACAAATAAGATACTCAACGAAACTTACGATATCTTTAAGAACTTGTCTGTTGAAGATATTACGTTTGTATCCGGTATTAAGGGGTATGAAAAATATGCTGGTCAATGTGACGGTTTTACAACTGCAAAAGGTATGCCTTTGCACGTAAAAGCTTCTTATGTACATAATCTTTTACTCGATAAATTTAATATTGCCACTAAGTACGAAAAGATAAGTTCAGGCGATAAAGTGAGGTATTTTTATCTTAAGGAGCCTAACAAATATAACTTATCTGCTATTGCTTACAAATACTATTACCCGGATGAATTTAAAAATATTTTTGAGCCTGACTACGATACTATGTTTGAGAAACATATCTTTTCTGTTATTGATAGATTTTATGCTAATGTAAATTGGACTGCTCAAAAACCAGGTAATCTCGTACAGACTAATCTATTTGAGTTGCTTTCTTGATTTTTATCATATAACTCATAAAATACAGCATGGACAACAAATACGTTACTATTATCGATAATACAGGTAGAAACATTTTGGGTACATTGGCAAGTGAAACCGCTACTGAAATTGACATTCTCAATCCAGTAATGATTTCCGTCACTCCTCAAAATGGACAGTTTCAGGTTCAATTAATTCCGCTATTTCTAGCTGAATTTATTGCTGCAAAAAATGATCTAAGAAACTTCACTTATACTTACAGTAAGTCAAACATTGCATTAGGTAAAAACTTTGATGTTGATGTTAGAATCACATCTCAATACGATCGTATCATTGAAGCAACTAACAAACCAAAAGCACCGGTAGCCGGTGGTGATAAGCCAGAAGTAGTAAAGCTTTTTGACGAATAAAATTATGCCTAACATGAATAAAGACTCATACATGTTCAACGAATCATGGTTTAAAAAGGGTCAAAATGACGGGGTTGAAGGAGTAGTAACCGTACTAACAAAGATCATTGATGGTACTGATAAGGGTGTTGATGCTTTGCAAAATAGAGAACTAGAAAAGGTTCGTAGAGTTTTTCTATTATGGCGTGACCATATTATTGAAAATATGAATGCTAAAAACAAAGCGTCTTTAGGTGTTCTTCTTGAAACAAAGAAGATAATGGATATTAAAATTCCTAAGATTGGTGTTTGATTTTTATCCATACACTGCTATAATCGGTGTATGGATAAAGACATTAAGAGCATTTTAAGCGAGATAGATAAAGATAATCCTTACGCCACCTTTCTAAACGAAGGCGCGTTGTCCAACGTTAAAGGTCATATTGACACCGGATCAATGGTACTGAATGGTATCGTATCCGGTTCTTTATTTGGTGGTATTCAACAAGGTAGGACTATTTTATTTGCTGGTCCTTCCCAGACAGGTAAGTCATATATTGTTCAAAAGATTCTTGCCAATGCTCAAAAGCAGGGTCTGATTCCAGTTATTTACGATACAGAAAACGCTATTGATCCTGACGGAGCAGCTGCTTTAGGTCTTGATACTAGTAAAGTAAAATATGTGCCTACATTTAGTATCGAAAAATGTCGCAACTCTATTTTCAATTTTCTTACTAAAGCTAAGGAAGCAGGTCAAATTGGTAAATTTATCATCGCTATTGACTCACTCGGCGCTCTTCAGAGTGAAATGCAGATGAATAGAATGGAGAAAGATAATACGAGTCAAGATATGGGTAGCAGAGCTCGTGCAGTAAAGTCGTTACTTGTAACGTGTAATCAGCTTTCTGCTATGACTAACACGACAATCCTTATCACTAACCATATTTACGATAATCCTACTGAAATGTATCCATCGTTAGTTAAAGAAATGCCCGGTGGTAGAGCAGTTGTTTACATTCCATCTGTAACTGTTCAGCTAGCTAGAAAGCCAATGAAAGAAGATAAGGATCTTGGTGATAAACTAACAGTTGCACAAAAGAATTATTCTGGTGTTGTCTTGAGAGCATTAACAGTAAAAAACCGTTTTGTCAAGCAGTACTTGGAAGGAGAAATGTATCTTAGTTTTGAAAAAGGTTTGAACAAATACTACGGTTTGCTTGAACTTGCAGTTGGTTTCGGTGTTATTGTTCAGACTGGTAGTACTTATACTCTACCAGATGGTACTAAGCTTGGTTACTACTCTAAATGGAAAAACAATACTGAACTTTGGGACAAAACTATTATACCTGGTATCGAACAAAAGATCAGTGTTGAATGGAAATACGGTAATATCTCTCCCTAGATCGGAAGAG